TATGATTAAGCAGCTCACTCTTTTTGAAGAAAAATACTTTCTACCATTTGAACCGATAAAACATTGGAAGTTTGAAACAGAAATTATTGAGCATATAGACCTAAGATATAAAATAAACAGAAGGGCTGAAATTATAGATTGCGAAAAAAATAAACAAATAAAACCTATAATGGCAAAAGGATATGCACAGGTTAATTTAAAAGTAAATGGTAAATTTAAAACTTTCAGAGTGCATAGATTAGTAGCTTGTACCTTTTTAGAAAATAACAATAAATTAAAATTAACAGAGGTAGACCATATAGATGAAAATAAACTAAATAATGAAATAATAAACCTTCAATGGTCGACTCGGTCAGATAATGCTAAAAAAAAGATTCATACTAAACAATTTAAAATGTTTTAACAAACAACTAATTTTTTTATTATATAAATGAATAATCAATTTTTTTCAAATGGCAAGAGGAGGTAAAAGAGAAGGAGCAGGTAGAAAATCTAAATCAGATGAGGTATCTCTTATAGAGAAACTTACACCATTAGAACCCTATGCTTTGGAGGCTTTAGCAAAGGGAGTTAAGGAAGGAGACTTTAAGTTTGTACAGCTCTACTTAAATTACTATGCAGGTAAACCTGTAGAGAATAAGAACATACAACTCACAGAAGATATTCCAATATTTGTTGATTGATGCTGCCTAAGAAAACTACAGCAGTAAATAAACTCAGAGAGTTAAAACAAAGAATAAAAGTTATCAGAGGAGGTACTTCTGCTGGTAAGACTATAGGCATACTTCTTATTCTTATAAATGATGCCATAAAGAACAAAGGAAAAGAAATAAGTGTAGTAGCTTCTACTATACCAAGTTTAAGGAGAGGCTCTCTAAAGGACTTTCTAAGTATCATGCAAGGTCTTGGTAGGTTTGATGATAGTAAGTTCAATAGAAGCCTTCTAAAGTACACCTTTAGCAATGGTAGCTATATAGAGTTCTTCTCAACAGATATGCCTGAGAAACTAAAAGGAGCAAGAAGGACAGACCTATTTATGAATGAGTGTAACAACTGTAGCTTTAGCAGCTATCAAGAACTATCTATAAGGACCTCTGGAGATATATGGCTTGACTATAATCCTGTCAATAGGTTCTGGGTAGACAAGGAACTCATAGGTCAGCCTGATACAGATTACATAACGCTTACCTACAGAGATAATAATAATTTAAGTGATTCTATAATTAAGGAGCTTGAGAAAGCAAGATTAAAAGCAAAGACCTCAACCTATTGGAAGAATTGGTGTAGAGTGTACCTGGATGGTCTTACAGGAAGTCTTGAGGGAGCTTGTATATCTGATTGGAAAGAAATAGATAACATACCTGTAGAGGCTAAATTACTTAGTTATGGCATGGATTTTGGATATAGTGTAGACCCAACAACCTTAATTGCACTCTATAAGTGGAATCATGCTTACATATTTGATGAGGTCCTGTACAAGAGAGGGATGTTAAATAGAGATATAAGCAGGTATCTAAACCAACACAATATCAAAGAAAACATAATAGCAGACTCAGCAGAACCTAAGAGCATATCTGAGATTTCTCAGTATGGTCATAACATATATGCTTGTACTAAAGGCAGAGACTCTGTTATCTATGGTATCAATCTTATAAATCAGAATGAGATATATATAACTGCAAGAAGTAAGAACCTTAAAAGAGAGCTACAAGGTTATGTATGGTCAAAAGATAAAGAGGGAAACACCCTGCAAAAACCATCAGGGGAGCACCCAGACTGTATAGATGCAGCCAGATATGTACTAACAGATGTATTAGAAAACCCAAACAAAGGACAGTATTTTATTTACTGATTTGTTTGTTAATAAAATGTTTATTAGATTTACATTGTAAAACAATTATAATGAAAGATAAACATCATCCTTTTGAAAATGAAATATTTAGTCATTTTAGAAAAGAACAAGCTGAAATAGACAAAGCTATATCTTTATTAAAAAGGCATGGTTATTTTATCTATAAAAAACAACAAGTAAAATAAAACAACATGAAAACAAGAGTAGAACAATTAATTACAGGTTACTTTAGAGTACATTGGAAAGATGGACAATATAGAGGAGGTTATAGAGACTTCCCTACATTAGATGAGGCTAATAATTACAAGACAATATTAGACACTCAAGACTTAATCAACTCCCAACAAGAGGGGTACAATAGTATAATGAAACATTTAGAACTATGAGAATAAAAACAATTACACCTAGACAAAACAAAAAGAACCTGAGAAAGTTATTTCTTGGGTTTTGCTTTATTGTAGTTTATTCATATCTTGGTATTATAGGTTTGACTACTGTAGTAAGATGGGTAATAAATTAGACAAGCCATTATGGCAAAAGAAAAGCAGGTGTTGGGATAACTTTATAAGAGTTTATCCTGTAGCACTGAGCAAAGGACAAAGACCTGATGTAAGACTTGAAATAGAGTTTCAAGGTCAGTACAAGGAAGGAAAAGAGATTTATAAACAAACAAAAAAAGGAAGGTATGAAATAGCAAAAAAGATAGATGAGGTCTATGAGTGGCTGTATGAGAATTACAGTCATAAATTTAGACAGAGACATGGAGCTCATTATAAGAGAAAACATTTTTCATTTGATTAAATTTGTGTATATTTGAAATGTAAAAAGCGACGGCAATCAAATTTTACAAACACAAAAGGACTTTTCTGTTTCGACGCTGGTTGTCCTTTTTAAGAACCGAAGGACCCTCAAGAGATTGGGGGTTTTTTGTTTTATACAAATTCTTAGTAATTTTATTATATAAGTATGAAGATTAAAATACCTGTTCCTGAAAGTCTCTCAGAGATGACTTTAGAACAATACCAAAAGTTTGAAAAGATAAACACTGAGGAGAATCAAGGTTCTAACTTTCTTCTTGAAAAGATGGTAGAGATATTTTGTAACCTACCTTTAAAAGATATAGCTACAGTAAAGTTTACCTATGTCCAAAAGATAATCAAAGAGCTTAACAAAACATTTATGTCTAAAACTCCTCTAATAAACACTTTTGTTATGGATGGGGTAGAGTATGGATTTATACCAAAGCTAGATGATATAACCCTGGGAGAGTATATAGATATTGATAACAATATAAAAGATTGGCAGAATATGCACAAAGCAATGAGTGTTCTATATAGACCAACTAAGCTTAAAAAAGGAGAGAGATATCAAATAGAAGATTATACAGCAGAGGAAAACTCTGAACTAATGAAGCAGATGCCTTTAGATGTAGCTATGGGTTCGCTGGTTTTTTTTTATCTTTTACAAAAAGAATTGTTAGAAACTACCCTGAACTATTTGACCAAGGAGATGGAGGACAGTCTGACTTCGGAGCAACGGCAAATTTTGGAAAAAAGTATGGATGGTATCAATCTCTCTGGAAATTGGCTCAGGGAGATGTTACCCAGCTTGACATAGTTACAGAATTAAATTTACATAAATGCTTAATGTTTTTATGTTTTGAAAAAGAAAAGACAGAAATAGAATTAAAAAGAATTAAAAAATGAAAGCCTTCTATGATGTAACAAACCAAATCAAGACAGCTCTTGCAGCAGAACCTTTTGTTAAGACTGTTACCTTTGGAGAGCTTTCAGATGTAGACTTAGGGAAGCAGACTATATTTCCTTTAGCTCACTTGATGATTAATAATGCTACAGTAGGAGAAAAGATAATTACTTTCAATACTTCTATTATCTGTATGGACATAGTAGATATAAGCAAGGATGAGGTTACTGATATATTTGTAGGTAATGATAATGAGCAGGACATACTCAATACTCAACTTGCAGTCCTTACAAGAGTTCTAAACCAATTCCAAAGGGGAGACTTGTATGTAAACAAATTTCAGATAAATGAAGATGTAGGCTGTGAGCCTTTTGTAGATAGGTTTGAAAATAAACTTGCAGGATGGAACGCAACCTTTAATATATTATTACAAAACGAAATGACAGTCTGTAGCTAATGGAATACCAAGAGATTAAAAATATATTAAAACAGTTTGCTGAGAGTGTTAAAAAACAAGCTATAGGAAACCTAAGAAGAAACAAGAACAATAGGTTCATGACAGGGTCTTCAAGTGGTAACTTAGAAGGAAGTTTAGACTATAAACTAAATGAATATCCTAACAGCTTAAACTTAGAGTTCTCTATGCTTGATTATGGCTCATACCAAGATGAGGGAGTAAGAGGTAGTAAGAGCACTTACCCACAAAGTAGAAATAGTAGGTTTGCTTATTCAGGAGGTAAAAAAACAATAGCTTACAAATCATTAGATAAATGGATGGTTAAAAAGAATCTAAAAGGTATAAGAGATGCTAAGGGTAAGTTCATATCAAGAAAGAGTCTTAGATATTTAATAGCAAGAAGCATATATCAAAAAGGAATTAGAGCAAGTAATTTCTTTACAAGACCTCTTACAGATAACTATCTCAAACTACCTGAGGAGTTTATAGATGCCTTTCAATTAGATTTTGATGAGTTTATTGACCAAATTAATTTAACACAGTAGAAATGAGTAAGCTAAACGCAAGGAGTCCTTTTTACATAAACTACAGTACACCTACAGCTCCTGTTGTAGCTTATGATTGTACAGTAGCAAATCTTACAGGCTTTGCTGTAGACCAAGAAGGTGTAATTACAGAACCAAATGTAGAAAGAGGAGTTTTTAAGAGCTTTACAAGTTCTGCTGGAGATTTTGCAAATGATAAATTTGCTACAGTAAGCACAGCTACTTCAAGAACTATTACAGTTACTATACAAATACCAACAGGATTTTCTAACAGCTCTGATGGTACATTTACTTGTACAGCTACAGCTACACAAATAGCTAAAGTTACCTCAGGTTCTACTCCCTCTTGTACAGGTGGTCCAACACTCAACGGAAGCATATCTACTCAGACAATAGCATCAGGAGGAAACACAGTAACCATAGACCTTACTGCTAAGTTTAACAATGCAACTAAATTCTCAGTTTTTAATTATCATCCTGCTTTGTTTAATGCAGTTGTAAGTGGTACAAATCTTATTTTAAGCTCAGGTAATTCAGGGGGTTCAGGTAATGCTTATGTCAGAGCAAATGATAACGGAGTTAATACTTGTTCTGTACAGCAAAGAGTACCTGTTACTGTAACAGTATCTTCTGCTTTAGATTGTACAACAGCAAACCTAACAGCAGGCACTGCAACAGCAGCAGGAGCAGTCACAGAACCAACACTAATTGGAGGTACTATTGCTTCTTTCTCTTTAGACTCAAGTGGTTCTCCTACAATAACAAGTCTATCAGCTAATTCAGGTTCAGCATCTCAAAGTGTTACAGTGTATTTTAATATAACAGTAGGCTCAGAATATACAAACGCAGGAGCAACTCTTGTCTGTCCAAAAGCAATCTTACAAGCAGGAACAGCTTTACCTACATTCACTTGTGATATAGCAGGACTATCAGGTCAAGGTATATTTACTAATGGACAGATTAACGTAGGTAAAGCAAGGGTAGGAAATATCACTGATTATACCCTTGTAGGAAGCACTGAGAAATCATTTACTGAAGTAACCACAGCAGTTACAAGAAATGTATCTTTTACAATTACACCTCCTGCTGGAAAGTATTCAAGTGATTCTGCAATTGTTTGTCCTAATTCAAGTGGACTCCCTATAGTACAACAACCTGCATCTGCTACCTGTGGAACTGTTCTTTATTTTGGTAATGATAGAGGAGAAGTAGATGAATCAGATTTCTGTCAGAGTGGAGCAGCATACCCAAGAGAGTTCAAGGTTTTATCTTCTGCACCAATTATAAGACAAGCTAAAGGGCATACTGTATGTTATGCAGACCAAGACACAAACGCAGCTCAAGGAGTATTTCAAGGAAATGATTTATATTATGTGGTAGATATATCTAAGAATTTAACAGACATAACACAAAGAGCACTATCTAACACTCAGTTTAATGCATTTATATTATGGAGAGTGAATAACGGAATTATACAAGAAGTCTGGGAGTGGAACTGTAGTGCAGGAGGAGATGGAAGTGGAAATCAAATACAATAACAATGGCAGCAACTCTTAAATCAGTTACATTACAAATCTATATATACACAGGTACTTCTGGAAGTTACTCTGCAAGTGATTTAAAATTCACTCTACAAAAAGAACTTATTACAGGGCACTCTAAAATAATATTTGAGATAGCAGAAATGGTAAGAGACTACATAAGTGTAAGTTTTAACAATGACTACGTTTCTAATACAGTTTGGGTAACTACTATAGCAAACCTATTTGATGAGACAGGAACTATATTTAGCTTTGGAAATCCTGTAACTAACACCTACTTAGCTTTTGATGCTTATGGATATTTTGAAGATGAGATAAACCCTCAAGGTAATGTCTATGACCTTATTACTTCTTCTAATATAATACTTCCAAAAGATACTGCTGGTAAATTACCTGTATATGCAGCGAGTACAGGAAGTGTGGTTATAAACGGAAGTTCTACTTCTATTACAGACAATGGAAACTCTAATCAAAAAATACAATACATAACTATACCTGCTAACAGTTTTACTATACTTGTTAAAGACAGTGGAGGTACAACCAAAAAAACCATTACAGTCTCTACAGAATGTCCTGATAAGTTTACACCTTACAAGGTTACATTTGTAAACAAACATGGAGCATTTCAAGACTTGTATTTCTTTAAGAAATCAGTAGAATCTTTTAGTGTTACAGGAGATGAAAGTTTTAAAAGAAATACTGTAAGTACAAGTACTGTTACTTATAACACCTTTGAAGGACAAAAGGAAAGATTTAATGTTAATGCTCAAAGCAGCATACAATTAAACACAGGCTACATACCAGAAGATTTAAAATCAGCAGTAGAGGAACTCTTTATCTCTGAGAATGTATTTATAAGATACGAAAGTAAGACCCTTCCAATTATACCAAAGACAAAATCATTTACACACAAGACAAGTCTAAATGATAAACTAATAAATTATACTGTAGACTTTGACTTTGCTTTTAACATGATAAACAATGTCAGATAATGAAAGTAAGTTTACAGCTTTTTGTAGATGGTCAACAAGTAGAATTGTTTGAGGATGAAAGTATAACACTCACTCAAAGTATTCAAGATGTAAGAGATATTGCAAAGATATTTACTGAGTTTACAAGACAGTTTAGCGTACCTGCTTCTAAAAATAACAATAGAGTTTTTAAACATTTCTACAATCAAGATATTATTGATGGCTTAGATGCAAGACAGAAAATTGATGCAGTCCTTTATCTAAATTATCAATTATTTAAGATAGGTAAGATAAAGCTAAAGGGTGTAACACTTAAAAACAACAAACCTCACACTTATAGAGTAGTATTTTTTGGTAATACTGTAAACCTAAAAGACCTGGTAGCTAAAACCAACATAGGCTCCTTAAACTTACTAAGAGAATTTACCTTTCAGTACAATAGCACAAACATTAAAAGTGCTTTAAACACTCCTGTAGATATTACTGTAGATGGAGAGGTCTTTAAAGATGCAATAGTATTTCCATTAATAACACACACTCAAAGATTAATATATAATTCTGCAAGTACAGCAGCTAATACAACCTCTCTTGCAAATGTATACTACTCAGGAAGCTCTCATGGTCTTGAACTTGGTCAGTTAAAACCTGCTCTTAATGTATATGCTATAATCAAAGCAATAGAGCAACAATATTTTAAACCAAAAGGATATAGTTTTTCTACAGACTTTTTCTATGACCTTAACCCAAACCTATCTGGGTTATATATGTGGTTGCATAGTAAATCAGGTGGACTTTTTGAGGACCAGAACAAGATTGAGTCTTTTACAAACTACACTCATATTAGAGGACTTACTACTGTTGTAAATGTAGACCCTAACAGCTTTGAGTCTCCCTCAAGAAATGCAGGAAGTACAGAAAAAAAGAGAGAAAGAAGAATGTCATTCCAAGTAGCACCCTCAGGGAGTCAAAAGTATACAGTCTATTTATACAAGGATGGAGAGATATTTAAAACGTATGAGGATTTATCAGGAACTCAAACAGATATAGAATCAGCTTTAATTCTTGACAAGGGAATTTATTCTTTTGCTATAACTTCAAGTGCTTCTGGTACATTTACCCTAAAAGCAAGAGTAGCATTTCAAAGAAAAGTTTTAGGAGTAGGAACTACAAGTGTATCAAGAGACTTTAGTTGTACAGCAAGTGTAGGTACAGATGTTACTATGGACTTTGAGAGATACATTCCTGAGATGCCTATAATGGACCTACTCACAGGGATTTTCAAGATGTTTAATTTAACAGCATTTATACAAAACGATAAAACAATTAAAATAACAACTCTTGATGACTTCTATGCTTCAAGTGCAAACTCTTATGACATTACTTTAGACCTTGACAAGAAGTCAAGTATGGTAGATACAGTGATGCCTTACAGACAAATCAGTTTTGATTATCAAGGCAGAGAAAGTTTCTTTTCTATAAACCATGAAAGACAATTTTACAAAAATTGGGGGTCTGTAGACTATGATGCAACTCAACACCCAAGTCCACCTGACAATGTTTTAGATGGTTCTGTATATAAAATAGAAATACCTTTTGAACATCATAAGTTTGAGAAGCTATTTAACATAAATGGTTCTGCTCAAACCAATATACAATGGGGTTGGTCTGTAGATGATAGTCAAGACCCATATATAGGTAAACCTTTATTGTTTTATCCTGTACTCTCCTCTGGCACTGCTTTAAGTGTGATAGATTTAGAAGGCAGTGTATCTTCTATGTCAAGTTATTTTGTACCTAGCAACTCTATAAACCTTACAAAAGAAAAAACTGTAGATGGTAAGACTGTAGACTCCTCAGATAACATACACTTTAACGGAGAGGTAAATGAATTTGCTTTAGTTCCATTTGAAACAACATTATTTGATAAATACTACAAGACATATATTGAGGAGGTTTTTGATTTAAACAGAAGGCTTACAAAAGTAAAAGCATATTTACCTTATGGTACACTTTTAAACTTATCTCTTGCAGATATAATTATAATATTCAACAGAAAATATAAAATAAACAAAATCACTACAAACTTTGAGACTCTTGTAAGTAATTTAGAACTTATAAACACACACAAAGAGACTACAGGGATAATACCTTCAAGGTTTTTAACAAATGAAGCCATACCTCAACCATCAGGAAGGGTTTCTTGTGAGCTTACAGCAGACAGAACAAACATAAGAGCTGACATAGGCTCTATAAGAGCAGATGCACAGTGTAATGTAGAAGGGTTAAGTCTTATAAGTGCAGGAGAAGCAATACCACAATCAGAACACCCACAAAATACACCTGTACAAGAGATACAAGGAGAGGCTCTTATAGTAACTCCTCCTAAACTAATATATCAAACACCAACTACTGCAACTTCTTCTATTGTTTATATGAACTTTAAAGTAAACACTTTAGGTAGTATAGGTAGTTTATCACAAATTGCTGAGTATGGTTTCTTTTATTCTACTAATGCAAGAAATGATGTAGAACAATTTACAGGAGCTACTGCAATAGAAAGTCTTAAAGGAGCTTCTAATGTTACATACATACCATTCACACCTTCACAGGCTGATAAATTTACAGCAGGTAGAGAAGTACAGCACTCTGTTACAGGACTATCTAATAGCTATGTATATTACAGATTCTATGGTAGAACAAACACAGATACTTCTTATGATACAGGAGACTTTTTGAGTCCTACATTTGTAGAACACACAGCTCAGTCATTTAGTTTGACTGCTACCACTGATACAAGAGAATATACTAAAAACACAACTACAGACAATGTAGATATTAGAATAACTCATGCAGACGGAACAGTAGTAGACTTGCAAGATGTAACAGGACACGCAACACAATTTTATTCTAAAACAGTTCCTGTAGTTGTATCTGGCAACACAGGTACATTTACACAAACTAGGACCAATACTTACTTTAGTGGTTTTGTAGGAGAGAGTAGTTCTACTTACACAGGCTTCTCTGCACTTAGAGTTACACCTAATAGCAGAACAGGGTATAATGCTACCTCAAGAGATACTGCTGAGAGTGATGCAAAACTAAACAAAAACACTGCACCTCATTTATTCTTTTCCAACAGAACAAGCAGCAGTCAATATATATTTCCTTTTAGGTCAGAAGGTTTTAGTTTGTATACTAATTCTAATGTTTTAAATACAGCCTCTGCTTCTGGTATAACTATAGCTGATGATGGATTCTATGCTTATTATGGATTTGCTTCAGATGGTAGTTACTCAAGAAGCACAGGTGTATCAGTAAGAGTAGTCAATGGTATAATCACAGAGAAACAATTATTTTATTAACAAATGATAGAAAATATTATTAATTTATTAGAGATAGCTAAAGAAGCTAAAAAAGGTGGAGAGTATACAGATGTTGCATTAGGTAAGTATAAATTTCCTAATAGTCTTGTAGAGGCTTACCAACAATTTAAGATAGAGTTATGGCAAAAGTAATAAATGCTGAGATAGATATTAAAACAGGAGCAGCTACAAAAGCTGTTGATGACTTAGCACAGGGTATTGAGAACTTTAACTCTGAGGTAGCTACTACCAACACTAAAGCAGTCAAAGGATTTAAAGGACTTAATACTGCTGTAGAAAAGACAAGCAAAGGTTTTAAGGGAATGGGTAATGCTTTAAAGGCTGCTGGTATAGGTTTAGCTATCGCTGCTTTTGCAAAACTATCTGAGGTGTTTAATGAAAATCAAAAGGTAGCTAATTTCTTTAATACTACTTTTGAAGCACTTAGTTTAGCTTTTAATGATTTCTTTAATTTCTTGAATGATAATGTAGGTACAGTAATAGATTATTTTAAAGGATTATTCCAAGACCCTGTTACCTCACTTAAAAACTTTGGAATTGCAATAAAAAATAATTTAATAGAAAGAGTAAAGTCAGCTTTAGATGCTTTAGGATTTTTAGGAGATGCAGTTGTAAAAGTATTTAAAGGAGATTTTGCTGGAGCAGCAGAGGCAGCTAAGAACGCAGGTAAAGAGCTTGTGGATGTAGTAACAGGAGTAGATAACTCTTTTGAGAAAATAGCAGCAGCAGCACCTGCTGTTGTAAAAGGGATTTCAGATTATGCTAAAAGCACAGTACAAGCTGCAAGAGATACAATAGAACTAAACAGAGCAGCAGAAATTGGTATAGCTCAAAACAGAATTATCTTAGAACAAAAAGACAGAGAAGCAGAAAAGCTAAGACAAATTAGAGATGATGAAACAAAAACCATAAAGCAAAGAATAAAAGCTAATAATGATTTAGCAAAAGTCTTAGATGAGCAAGAAAAATTAATGTTAGCAAATGCTCAAGCTGTTATAGATGCAGCTCAGGCACAGTTTGACAAAAACCAAAATGACGAAAACCAAATAGCTCTCCTAGATGCAAGAGCAGAGAAAGAAGGTATACTTGCACAAATAGAAGGTTTTAGAAGTGAGCAGTTAATAAACAGAATATCTCTTGAGAGAGAAGCAGCAGAATTAAGAGAAGAATCCTTAGAAAGAGAAATAGAGCTTGAAAACGAAGCAAGAGAAGCGAGAGAAGAAAAACTTTTAGGTATAGCAGCAGCTTTAGGTTTACAAGAGAAAATGGAAAAGATTCTTTTTATAGCAAACCAAAAAAGACGAATACAAGAAATGATAGAAGAAGCAAAAGCAACACTTAGCAGAATTACTATGAAAGTATCTGAAAGTACTGTAGCAACTGCACAAGGTGCTGCTGAGACAGCTAAAGTAGGGTTTCCACAAAACATACCTTTACTTATCGCTTTTGCAGCTCAAGCAGCAGGAATATTGGCAGCAGTATCTTCAGCAGCTAAAGCAGCAAGAAGTGTTGTAAGCTCATCAACTCCCTCTGGAGGTGGTGGAGGTGATGTTGGAGGGGATAGTGGAGGTGCTCCTACTGCTCCTGTGTTTAATGTAGTTGGTGCTGCTCCTGAAAATCAATTAGCAGAAACTATAGGAGAACAACAAGACAGACCAATAAAAGCCTTTGTTACATCTCAAGATGTCTCAACTCAACAAGCACTTGATAGGTCTATAGAAGATGAATCATCAATTTAAAACAAAACAATAAAATTAATATTATATATACATGGATATTATAGAACTTTTTATAGATGAATCTGATGAGTCTCTTGGAATAGAGGCTATTTCAATAGTAGACAAACCTGCTATAGATGAAGATTTTGTTGCTCTTAGTAAACAAAAGATAGAGTTTGCAGAAGTAAACAAAGAGAAAAAAATACTTCTTGGACCTGCACTGATTCCAAACAAACCTATTTACAGAGTCTCAGGTGATAAAGAATATTATATATACTTTTCTAAAAACACAGTAAAAAAAGCAAGTGAGTTGTTTCTTATAAATGGAAATCAAAATAATGCAACCTTAGAACACCAACTGAAACTTAAAGGAATGTCTGTAGTTGAAAGCTGGATAGTAGAAGGGGAGAATGATAAATCTAAAAACTATGGTCTTGATATGCCTGAGGGGACATGGATGGTTGCAATGAAGGTTTTAGATGATGAGGTCTGGGATAACTTTGTCAAAACTAAAAAAGTAAAAGGTTTTTCTATTGAAGGATATTTTGCAGATAAATTAGAGTCTCCACAAGACAGAGGACTAAAAAGTGAACTTGCTGAATATGAAGATGAGCTTTTAGTACAAGAACTTCAAGAACTGTTATCTGCAAAGAGAGTTGCTCTTGTAAGCTATAATGATTATCCTGACTCTGCTGTAAACAATGCTAAAAAAGCTATTGAGTATAATGAAGAATTAGGAAACAAATGCATGACTCAGGTAGGTAAAGTAAGAGCAAGGCAGATAAGTAAAAAGTCAAAACTATCAGAACAGGTTTTAGTAAGAGTCAGGTCATACTTAGAAAGAGCAGAAGTATATTATGATGAGAAAGACAAAACTGCTTGTGGTACTATAGCTTACTTAGCTTGGGGAGGTCTATCTATGAAAAGATATGTAAACTCTAAACTCAAGTCATTAGGTTATGAAGATTTAGAACAATTAAAAACTCAAGTTGTAGATGATGCTTTTGCTATTATAGATGACAGATTAGCTTATGCAACTAAAGAAAAGGCTTTAGAGATAGCAGAAAATATTGGATGTGAAGGATTCCATGTACACAACTTAGAGGGTAAAGATTGGTATATGCCTTGTGAAAAACATGAACTTAAAGCACCTTGTCAAGCAGGATATGAGCAGTATGGAATGAAAAGAAAAGGAGGAAAACTTGTTCCTAATTGTATACCAATCAAATAAACTTTTAAAGTGGGTAAATATAAAAAAACACCAAGTAGGACAAGTCCTAAGGATGATAGGAGAGCTTGTCTCTGTCCTGATGGTACATACTCAAGAAAGTGTTGTGATGGTAGTCTTATAGCTCAAGGTATTGGAAATGTAACAGGTACAACAGTAACCTCAGAGGCTCTTACCATATCATCAATTACTATAGACCAAGCAGGAACTATTACACTTCCAACTGCTACTTTTCAAGGTACAAGTTTTGGAACTGTAGGTTCTGTTACTCCTCCAGCATTTGAAGCTGTATCTACTGAAACTTCAAGAACAGTTACAGCTAATGTTACAGTACCAGCAGGATTTACAAACACAGGGAATGTAGTTACAAAAGAAGAAACAGCAACACAACCTTCTAACACAACAGTAGCTCTTAGCTGCTCTGATATTACCATAAGTAGTTTTTCAATATCTCAAGCAGGAGCAATCACTCTACCAAGTATAGACATAGGTACTATTGCAAGTACAACTCCTAAGAGTTATGACCCTGTTACAACTGCAACCACAAGAACTTTAAATGTAAACATAACTGTTCCTACAGGGTATACTAATTCAGGTGCTACATTAGCTTGTACTACAACAGCTACTCAACCAATAGCAACAATATCAAACCCTATAACAAGCAACGTATTTAAATATGTCTTTACAGGTTACCCTTCTGGTATAGTTACTTATAGATTTGCTTACAATACAGCAGGAGATTTTGTAGACCTAAAAGGTATAAGAGGAGAGTTAGGTCAATCAACAGCAATAAATATATCTTCATTTAGTAAACCAGAAATAGTAGACGGAGATGCTGCAAACTTAAGACTTGCAGGAACAGAGGATTCTGCTTTAGCAACAGTAGGAGCTGTAATGTTTAATCAAGGTAATGCTTTGTATTTCTCAAGTACTGCTTTTACATCTCAACAAACAGGCTCTACTGATATAGCTGTTTCATTATATACTAACAATACAGGTATCTCAGGAAGTGATTATGGTTTATTTGACTCTACAAATAGTGTAGGTATTGCAGTGTATACAAGTAGCACTGTTCAAGGTCTGTTGGTTAACATACCTGTATCAGATGCAAGTGGACTTAATCAAAAGTTAGCAAATGGATTCTATACTACTTATAACAACCCAAAACAATTTAAAATAGAAGAAGGAGTAATACAACAGGTATTAGATATTTAAAAATACAACAAACTCTTAATAATCTAATTATATATAAAAGCAGAAAGTATGAATCCTACATTAAATAAAATACTACAAAAGTTTTCTACACAAAAAGTTGAACTTGCTATTATAGATGATGTTAATTCACTATATGAAAAAGGATTTAATTTATACGATGTACAAAGTGAATTATTAAAAGCACAAAATAAAGTAAAAAAATCTAAAAATTTATATGACCAATCTTTTAAAAAAGCAGAAGAAGGCATCCAATATTCTAAAGAAATAGGAGCATCCGATTTTATTAAATTATTTCAAAGAAAATCAGACGAAGCTAAAAGTGCATCAAGAATAGCTGACAACCTAATAGCAGCAATAGATAAAGCAATAACAATTTTATAACATAATATGAAACCCTCAGTACAAAAGATAATAAATAAACTACCAAAAGAAAAGGTAGACTTAGCAACTCAAAAAGTTGATTTGTCAGAAGCTAAAGCAAAAGCACTTGCAAAAGATTTTAGAAAAGCTGAAAGTGGATTAAAAACTAAAATAAAAATTTTACAAAAATTAGAAAATGAATTAAAAAATATAGAAAAAATTAAAATTTCGGCTAATAAAGAAATTGATGAAACTGTTGATTTTATGGAAATTTATGGTCGAGGAAAAGATAGATATAATATTCTTATTGATAGTTTTGAAAAAAAAGCAAGAGAATTGGGTATCAAAGTAGACCAAATCCCTGTAATAAAAGAATTAGATAAAGCATTTGATGATGCTGCTGATGCTTATCGCCCAGTTCAACAAAAAGTAAGCACATTAGGCGATTTATCAGGAAGATTCTCTCCATAAAAATCTAACAAAAAATTAATTATTTATTATATATGTATGAAAGCACTTGATATTATAAACAAAGTAAAAGACCTTGTTGGAGTAGAACTCCAAGA